GCCCGCGCGAAGGTGTCTCGCCCGTCTATCTGAGATATGCTGATTTGCATAGGGCAGGGCTACTGACCTGTGCATGAGTAACTGGATGGTTACATGCGCGAGCGGATTGACGAGGAGCGTGCTGACCTGATGTCGCGGCGGGCGCAGGACCGGGCGTTCTGTGCGGCGCTGATGCGGGCAGTGCAGGCGGGGACCGAGCAGCCCCCGTCCACACCGTTACAACAGGAGCGACCTGATCAGCGCGGCTGATTGGGTTGCGGGTTGGGATTGGGCTTCGGCTTGTTGTCGTCGTCCTGTGGCTTGTTGGGATCGTTGCCCATTGGGGGTGTCCTTGGGTTGCCTCCTCTAGCGTGGGGCAACGCCGCGCCGAGCTGAAGGTTGCGCGCTGACTGTTTACGGGTTGCTAGGGTTTGGTGGCGCGCTCGCACGAGTTGGGTTGCTTGGTGACGTTGGCACGCTGCGGGTCACTGGGTTACTCAAACACGAATGGCACGCTGCGTTCACACGGGTTGCTCAAAGTAGATGGCACGTTTTGCTGCAGTGGATTGCTTAAAGGACCCTGGCACGCTCATGATCGATGGGTTGCTGTGAGAGCACGGCACGCTGATTGTTATCGGGCTGCTAAGTAATGGTGGCACGCTTGGATGACCGGGGTTGCTCACTGCATCCGGCTCGCTATACCGAAGTGGGTTCCTGTTCAGGGGCGGCACGCTGTTCCCATTTGGGTTGCTGAAGTCGGCTGGCACGCTGGCGTTCCACGGGTTGCTTTACCGTGATGGCACGCTGATGCGATTTGGATTGCTTTGCGCTTTCGGCACGCTCCTGGTGTCCGGGTTGCTGAAGGGCTTAGGCACGCTTCCGGCCTGTGGGTTGCTACGTTCGACCGGCACGCTGTCTTGCATCGGATTACTCCACGTTTTCGGCACGCTGTATCGTACTGGGTTGCTATCCTGACGTGGCTCGCTACGCCTGTCACGGGTTGCTTGGCTGCTTCGGCACGCTTTAACGTATTGGGTGGCTACAACGTAATGGCACGCTGCTGTAATTTGGATTGCTAGCCTAGTCTGGCACGCTGTTTGATCCTGGGTTGCTATCCATTTTGGGCACGCTGTCATGAGCCGGGTTACTAACGCTCTCGGGCACGCTTGACGCGGGTGGGTTGCTCTTCGCCACTGGCACGCTTGCTGACTACGGGTTACTATTCTCGTGCAGCACTACTCACGCAGCATGCGGGCGGTTGCCAAGCTTCTCCACCGCATACGGCACAGTGACCGGCAAGCCCTCAAGCTCACGCCACTTCGCCCACAGCTCCTGCAGAAACTGCTTCACCATATAACGAGTGCTCGCCGTGTGAATGCGCCCAGGCGTCCAGTACTGCTTCAGATCCACCTCGCCCGCCTTGTGCAGCTTCTTCCACTCGCTGACCGTCACCTTGGTCCGCGCCGGATCAGACACGATCCGGTGCTTGTAGTCATCATACGCAACACGCCACTCCGAGCCGCTGCGCAGGAATGACGGACCTAACACGCCCATCAGCTTGGTCTTCAAAAACGGATTGTACGTCACGCCAAGGCGCGTCTTGGTGTCGCCATTGCGATCAAGATACTCACGCTCGACAAGATGCTCCTCGCGGCGCGATCGCCCGCTGCCGCCGGAAACGTCCAGTCCAGCATACTTCCAGAACGACGACACATGCCGCGCACGGCGCGGATCAAGATACGCAATAATCACCCCCGCCATCGCCGGACCAATGCCGGTGACGCCGGAAAGATACTCGCTGTAGATCGGGATCGCTTCCAGTGTGCCGGTTAAGTCGCGGAACTGCTTGGCCTCCTGCGTCTCCAGCGCAAGATAGCTGCCAACCAGCGCGAACTCGGCAGCACTGCCGATGATCGCACTGCCGGTGAAGTCCAGCTTCGCCATGTTGATGCGACCCTTCTCCGACGTGATGCCGTCCGAAAGGCGGCGATACTCTGCCTTGATCAACACGATCGCCCGCGTCTTCTTCTCCTCGGCAGCGTCGTCGTCCTCGTCGTCCACCGGCCCGAGCCGCGCACGAAAGTTCGCACACAAACGCAATCCACTCTGCATCCGCAGCTGCTGCAGATCGTAAGCCCCGCGCACCATCGCACGCAGAACCAGTATCAAGGCTTCGTCAGCCATCTTGCCCTCCTCTGGGTTACATTAGCGTAGCGGCATCTGGCACGACGCCAGCACGATCAGCACAACAATGATGACGGCGAGCTTCACGGCTCTTGTCCCCGCGCAGGCGGGGATGGCCCGCAGCCGCTCGACAATGTCACTCATTGAGCCTCCCAGTTGCACGGGGCCGCATCATGCGGGGGTGAAGGAACAGATGATGCTGTCGTTGGCCCCGTGCAAATCAAAGCCTACAGGAAACCTGAATGGCACGTAAAGCCAAAACTGCACCCAAAAAGCCGGAGCCGCCGCCCGCGCCGCTGCTCTCCCCAGAGGAGCTGCGCGCCAACGCCATCAAAGACCTGATGCTCAAGCGCGTCGCGCGCGAGAAAGAACGCCGCGTATCGCTCAATCGGCTCAATGCCTACGCCCCCTACGCCAAGCAAAGGGAGTTCCACGACGGCGGCGCGCTCTATCGCGAGCGCGGCATGATGGCAGGCAACCAGCTCGGCAAAACGACGGCAGGAGCTGCAGAAGCCGCCATGCACCTGACCGGGCGCTACCCCGATTGGTGGCGCGGCAGAGTGTTCGATCACCCCGTGCGCGCAACCGCAGGCTCGGAAAGCGCGGAGCTAACGCGCGACGGCGTGCAACGGTTGATCGTCGGTAACCCGCGCGACGAAAGCGCCTGGGGAACCGGCATGCTGCCGAAGGAATGCCTGATCAACTGGACCCGGCGCAACGGCGTGTCCGACGCGCTCGACGGCATCCTCGTGCGATGGGGCGGCGACGGCGACGTGCAGGCGCAACACAGCGCGCTCAACTTCAAAAGCTTCGACCAGGGCCGAGGCAAGTGGCAGGCAGATACATTGGATTTCGTCTGGCTCGACGAAGAACCACCGCTCGATATCTACAGCGAAGCACTGACGCGAGTGGCGAGCACCAGTGGCATGGTGTTCTCGACGTTTACGCCATTGTTGGGGATGAGTGAGGTCTGCCGCCGCTTTTTGCTCGAGCCCAGCCCCGACCGCAACCTCGTCACCATGACGATCGACGACGCCCCTCACTACTCACCCGAGCAGCGCGCGAAAATCATCGCCGGTTATCCCGCGCACGAACGCGAGGCACGCGCAAAAGGTATCCCGGCGCTCGGATCGGGCCGCATCTTCCCAATCTCGGAAGAGGACATCAGCATCCCGGCGCGCATCTTCCCGCGCGAGTTCGCACGCATACGCGGCCTGGACTTCGGATGGGATCACCCGTTCGCCTGCGTCGAGCTGGTGCACGATCGCGACGAGGACGTGCTCTATGTCACCAAGTGCCACAAGCAAAGACAGTCGACGCCGATCATCCATGCCGCAACTATTCGCGCATGGGGGAATGAATGGGTACCTATCGCGTGGCCCCACGACGGTCTTGTCTCCGACAAGGGGAGCGGCATGGAGCTGGCTACGCAGTATCGCGCGCAGCATCTCAACATGCTCCCCGAAAGGGCGACTTTCCTCGATGGCGGCTCCGGCGTCGAAGCCGGATTGATGGAAATGCTCGGTCGCATGCAGACCGGGCGGTTGAAAGTCTTCGCGCACTGCAACGAATGGTTCGAGGAGTTCCGGCTCTATCACCGCAAGGAAGGCAAGGTCGTCAAGGAGTTCGATGACCTGATGGCGGCGACGAGATACGCGATAATGATGCTCCGCTACGCGACGACAGAGGCGATCAAGCGACCGCGCGCTCGTCCTGCAGGCAGCTGGCAGGCGGCCTAGTATCGAGGCATTACGTCGAGCGCGCGACCGCCGAGCGCGATAATCCCCCACGGAGGCGACCATGACACTAGGTCTTTGCTTCTGGATACTGATGCTGATCTGGCTGGTGTTCAATCTGACTTGGCACTACGGCGTGATTGGCAGCTATGGACCTGTCGGCAGCGCGCTGCTGCTGTTCGTATTATTCCTGTTGCTCGGATGGCAAGTCTTCGGACCGCCACTGCACCGATGAGCAATCTCCCGCGCGATACCTATCGACAACATCTCTATCCGCGACTGCGCGGATACGATGTTGGCGCTGACGGCGAGGTGACGGTGCATCTCAGTCTGGGGCTTCCTTGCTGCGGCCTGGATTTGCTTGTTGAGCATCCGCCGACCATGACCGCACTGGAGCTCTACCAGATCGCAGGCGAGTTCCTGGCGATGCGGCAGAAGGTGCGCGAGCTGCCCGCGTTCAATGCCTGCGCATTGCCGGTGCGATAATGGACCGCCAGACCAAGTTCGCATTCGCAGTGCTCGGCGCGCTGATCGCGTTCATCGTGACGCTGTGGCTCTACGGCACGTTCAACGGCTGGTACGAGAATGCCGGACAATACGCTCGGTAACCTCGGCGGCACCCCCGCGTTCACCACCATCGGCAATCTGGGCCGCACCCGCTTTCTGGACGAGCTCGCCAACCCCGCCGTGCGCGACCGCCTCATCGCCTATACCCGCTCCGAAGTCGGCGGCCAGGGACCGCAAGCACAACAAGCCTTCATGGAAAGCATCTTCAATCGTGCGGTCGCCCGCAATCAGCCGCTCGCCAAAACCCTCTCCGGCGACTACTTCCCCGCCGTTACCCACCAGCGCGCCATGCGCCCGGTCAGCGACGCCGAACGCGCCGCCTACACCCCATTGGTCAGCGACGTCCTCGGCGGCTCCAATGTCGCCAAATACGCCACCGGCAACGCCAGCGGCACCGTGGGCTTTGCCGGCGGTCCACAAACCGCAGCCTATGGCGGCGAGCGCTACGGCATCGAAGGCCCAGACAAAGGTTGGTGGACGCGCGTCGGCGCCGAAGGTCCATCCGGTGGCAGCGTTGGCTATACCGGCGCCGGCACGCACGCCGAACCGGCCCCGCGCGAGGCCGCAGGCGCCACCGCCCCGCGCTCGTGGGAGCAAATCCTGGCCGACTTCGCCTCCGGGCTCGGCACCATGAAAGCCGCCCAGGCCAAGCCCCTCGAAACCTACAAATTCGGCCAGGCCACGCCGTTCAAGCCGCTCGCTGGCGGCGTCGGGACATTCCGATGAACGACCTTCGTCGCCCCCGCACGCTCGCCAATCTGGGCGAGGCCCTCGGCGATCCGCGCGGACCAAACCCAACCCTGCAAGAGCTCATGGCGCTCAATCGCGCCGCGCCCGGCCCCAACGGCCCAATGCCAAGCCAGGAGCAAATCCAGGCGTATCTCAAGATGACCGGGCAGATTTATCCGCCGCTCACCACGCAGATCAATCCGGCAGCGTGGGAAGCCTTCCTCGCGCAAGCACCGGAAAGCCTCAACATCGAAGACCGACGCGGCATCAACAGACGGAGATAGCCAGTATGGCCGAAACGCGCCGCGCACCAGGTGCCGCACGGCAACGCACGCCACCACCGCATTACAATCCACCCAATGACGAAGCCTCCACCCCTGGC